TGCTAAATGTAGTTCCTTCAGCAGCAGTTGATGGGGTTATTTCAAATGCGTTATTTTCATTATATTGAGCTCCTAAAGACCAATTATACTTAGTAGATCCACCATACATTAACAACTGCGAGTAAGTATTTGCAGCTGTGTTGCCTATTGAAATTGTTGATTTACCACCAGAATTTACAGCTGTAAGCGTGTCGGTTGTAATGTTTGTTACTGTAGGCGCAGTTGCAAGGACTACGTTTCCGCTTCCAGTGGTTGATTTGAAACCGATTGTGCTGGCATTTACTGTGTAAGGAATTTGATTGGCAGTATACTCAGCATCCTGTGCAAAATTGAATGCAGTGCCGCTTTGAGTAATACCTCTACCCGGAGTGTACGAACCAGCTTGAGAGAATTTAGTCCATACAATGGCAGCAGATCCAATAGTTCCGCTATTGACTGTACAAGTCCAACCTGAGTCAGCGTTTGTACCCTGCTCAACAAAAGTAAATGCACTAACAAGTTTCGCTACGGTATCAGCATCAGACGAACGAACCATCGCTGACGTATCGCCTTTCCACAGGTAGATGCCGTTTTGAGTATTGTCCGATTGGTCCTTAACAAGTACACGACTATCTACCGCGCTTACGGTAAATCCACCAATAGATGATCCCGGTGAAGACAGGTTTATGTCAGCAGTTGTCGCTGTTAAGCAGCTCGCCTTTACATCAAGACCTTGAACCTTTTCATCTACATACTTCTTTGTTGCTGCATCCTGATCATTTTCTGGATCGGCTAGGCTTACTATCTTTCGACTGCCTACGCTTATATTACCTGTTCCGTTAGGTGTAATTGAAATGTTTCCATTAGTGGTAGTTCCCTCTATCGTGTTTGTGTATATTTTCTTAAACGTAGAAGGACCATCATTTGCAACTATTGCGCTTGTAGCTGAACTAAATAAAGCTGTTCCAGTGGCTGTAAACGTTCCGGTTGAAACATCAGGAGCTGAAATACTTCCGGTTGTTACTACTACAGACCCACTTCCACTTGGAGTTAAAGTGATATTTTTATCAGTTCCACCAGCGGCAAACGCAAGAGTTCCAGTTCCAGTGATTGAACCGTTAGTTGTTCCAGTACCACCACTTGCGACAGCCAAAGTTGCAGACAGCCCAGCAGCATTACCAGTACATGACCCAGATGATCCGCTTACATTGCCAGTGACGTTACCTGTGAGATTGCCAGAAAACGTACCAGTCAGCGTTCCAACTGTAGCATTTCCAGAATCGCTAAACGGCCAAATCGTTTGCCACGCAGCACCATCATACCACTTTGGCTTATCTTTACCGCTGGTTGTATCAATGTAGATCGACCCCTTGCCATAGCCAGCAGCCGGAGTTCCAGCAACGTTGTGCAGCTTAGCATTCTCAAGCTGGTTGTTGTTTAAGTCGATGTTTACTAGGAATGGTGCGCTCGCCATGGTATTAGAAATTTAGATATGCTTTGCCGGACATGTCACCCATCAATGTGACTGTTAAAGAGTTTTGATCCACGTAGGACACGTCAGCAATGCCAACGCGCTTTGCACTATCAACAATCGTGACCGAAGGATAGGCATTCAGGTTGTGCGTTATATTCCAGGTCTTAGCAGGAACGCCTTGATCGTGTACATACGTCGTGGTGCCTAGTGCTGTTCTGGCATCCTGTGCGCTTAGTACCGTCAGACCTTTGTAGGCGTCAGTGAAGACAACCTTAGACGGATCTAGCGTTGGAAGTGTTAGCGTTCCACCAACCTCCAGGTCATTTGTAACAAGCGCCGAATCCAGCGTGGCTAGACCAGATGTGCTAAGCGTTGAGAATGACGCAGGACCACCAGAACTTGTAATCTGGCTAGGATAAATGCGCTTAGTGGTGCCAGTTGGAGCCATCGACGTGTCTGAAACGTCAACGTACACCAATAGGTCATTAGCCGGATCTACAGTAGAACCTGCCGTCAGTGCGCTGATCTTTGTGTCAGCCATTCACTAATTAGTATTTGCGGTTATACACGATAAACGTACCAGCAGAAGCTGCGACACTAGTAAACACACCGTCAATTTTGGTTCCAGCAGCAATAGAAACACCTGTTGGAAAGTCAGTGATATTTCCTGTAACAGAACTAAAAGTACAGGCAGTCACACATTGTATTTCACGAAACTCACCAGTAACAGCAGCGGTACTAGTATTAGTTTTACCACCGTATTCACCTGCTAGTTGTAGATTATATTTAGCCGTCATAAGTCGTACTTCTTGCTATACCTTTTATTCTCTCCTTGGAAGCCAAATTGAAGCTTGGTGCCACCACAATTAACCTTCACTTCAGGGTTGTCACGTTCTACTTCACGCAAGAATTGATTATCACGCCAACAATCATAGCCATACTTCTGACCCCATTGATGGTATAGCGTTGGATCAATACTCATACGTAAACGTCCAATGCCTTCAATGGAGTTACGCTTAATAACCTTATTGTTTCTGGCTATCTGCTGGTGGTTAATCTCAGCTTTAACCATTTCTTTCTGATAACCCTTCTTAAACTCATTTATGACAGCTTGTTTTAATGCCACTGGAAAATCATCCAAAGCACTAGCTATCATTGTAGCCGCACCATTTCTCATAACTTTCAATACAAATAAAAAGGGAGCCACGGGAACGCAAGTCCAATGACCCCCAATCTGTTGTATGTAATTACGATTACGAAGCGCTATTGAACATACCAAAGCCAAGCGGGTTCTTCACCACGAGGCCGGCAATAGCTTGAACCAAACGAACAGGACCACCACCAGCGTCAGGCAGCTCCTTAACCTCAGGAAGCTTGGAGTAACGCACTTCAACCATGTCCATAGGAATGATATATCCCTTAGTGGGTTCAGCAGTGTAAGCGTAACTTCCAGCCTTGTTCCCGCTATTACCAATAAAGGTATCTGGGTGCAGGATCAGACGACCAAAGTCACCTTCAAAGATGTCAATGGAAGCCTTGTAAACATCAGCAGATAGATCCTGATTGAAAGTGCGAACAGAAGTCGCAGCGATAGTGTTGCTGTTAAGCGTGGTTTCAGTTTTAGAAGCAGTCAGACTGGTGAAAGCCCGCTTAAGCGTAGTACCAACAATACAATCATAATCACGGAACACGCCGGTAGCTCCGTAAATAGCGGTCAGCATATTCTGGATAGTACTTTCAGTGATAGAAGCAGTGGCGGTCGTAATTACAGATCCAGAAGCAGGAGTAAACCCACCACCGGAAGCAGGAGCGCCAATGTTGCTAGAGTTAGTAGTAGTCAACCAGCTACCCAAAGAACTGGTCATGTACGGATCGGAACCAGCACCCAACTGAGCCGCTTGGTTGGAGCAAAGGAAGGTGGCTTCCATGTCACGCTTAAGCTCAATAAGGCGCTTAGAAATACCGTTAGCAACCTCGTCAGTAACACCAGCAACGTTCTGAGTCTGGGCGATAAAGCCAACCCGGAAGTTACGGCGGAAAGCCTGAGCGTAGTTAGACAGACGAGCCCGATTAGCAACAGCGTTGTCGTAAGTGCTAACATCAGTACCGTCAACCACACCAGTCGTCTGAGGGGCTGAATAATTGTCTACCTGCCAAGAGAACAGGACGTTCCCAAGGTCTTTACCCTTAGGAGCCATAGACACAAAAGGAGTAGATTTAGCGTCAACTACTGCAATGTAGTCGGCCAACTCCTCGCGAACACCTACCATTCCTGGTTGAATCAATGCTGCCATAATAATACATCCTTACACTAGCGCTCGTTTGAGCAACTGAGTCAATTCTGCCTGACCACCACTCTTCAAGAACTTCGATTTAGCAGCGTTAAGGTCTGCTTTGCTAGTATCTACTCTGGCTGGGCTAGAAGCAGGTGTACTCGGCTGTTTAGGAGCTATCTTTGCAGGAGCTTTAGCAGCAGGTTTACTTGCAGTCTTTTCCCTAGCCATACGTAGCTTTCGACCCTCAATGAAATCGCCAATCAACACTTGGTATTCAGGAAGCTGTGCAATCTGAGGCATTTGCCTAATAACTGACTGTGCTTCTGTATACTCAACGGCAGATCGGTCTTTCCACCAAGGATAGATGTTTTCAGCAATAGGCTTAATCTGGCGGTGCTGTTGAATGAATGCGGCACGTTTAGGGATGTGTAGATCTAATGCGTCCTCAACCTTGCGGCGAATCTGCTTAATATCTTCCCTAGTGTATTCCTTACCATTCAACTCGCAGCCGTCTTGGTTATCTTCGCACCACCGCTTAAGGTCACGGGCTTTATTCCATTCCTCAGTCAGCTTTGCGTCGTCCCAAACATCACTGAAAGGGTTATCCATACTAGCCACAGGAGCGACCTCTGGTTTGGTAGACAACTCTTCCAGCTTAGATTTAGCCTCGTTCAGTTCGCGTTCCAATGCTTCAGCCTTAGCCTGTGCCTCTTTACGTTGGGCAGTCAGCTTGTTGATGCGCTTTTGAACACTAGACTGATCGGCTTCTTCTGGCTGTTCGTCTTGTTCTTGTTGTGAAGGATCAAGCTCAGGAGACTCATCCTGATCCCCAGTTTTATCAGAAGTCTGGGCTTCTACCTCAACCTGAACTTCATCACCCGATGCTTCCGGCTTAGGATTTTCTTCAACGATTTGTTCAGACTCCGAAAAACGCTTTTGTAGCATCTTTGCCAACGCCGCCTCGTCGAAAGTAAGCGGATTGAGATTAGGAGCAGATTCTGTTTTCGCCGTGTTTTGGGAGGGTTGCGCTTCCCCAGTGTTTATAGATGTATCCATGCTGTTTATACCCAAGCAAGATGGGTTTTATATACCAGTATTGATATAGCCCAATACAGAAAGCTTTAGAGATCAGTGTTAGTAGCGTCGTCTTCTGTCAATTCATTTTCACCACTTAGTTCAGCAATAGTATAAAGCAAATCGGTAATAGAAGCAGCTCTACCACAGTTATATGCTCTACTATCTGAATCAAGATCTGGGTACAAAGCGGCTTTATGCTCATAATTAACAGCGTCTTTGATTATTTGAAGGAACGCATTGTATGTTTGATTATGTTGAGAAGAAGATTTGAGTATCTCCTGTAGTTTTTCTTCTGTGTATCTCATGGATTTGCTTGTACTCCGAGTCGTCCGGTGACTGCGTTTTGTTGCTGTTGAACCGAGAATTGCAGGTTTTGCACGTATTTCTGAAGATTCGCTTGGAATAACTGATCTGCCTGAGCCTGCTCAATATATTTAGGGTTGGACTGAATGATCTGTTGAGCGAATTGAAGCCTTATAGCCGCTGTAGGATCGTTTTCACGCAGTTTAGGTGGGTTACCTAGTGATATAAGAGCTAGTTCATCGTTGGTTTCATCAAACATCTTCTGAGATGCTGGCCCAGTCTGCATGATAAGCTCATTAGCTAACGTCGGGTCAACCGCTCTAAGTGCCAAGCCAACCAATTTAGCGCGATCAATAACACCAGCAGAGTCCAAAGGAAGAACAAGAGTGGAAACAGCCTTCAATTTCTCTGTAACCAAATCACTAGACAGCTCTCGAACGTCAAATTTGAGGCTAACGTCCATTTCAAGCGTGTTAGTGCTAAGCGGAACGTTCAAACCCGTGATACGCATCACCTCTTCAGCGCCAATATACTGAATTGTAAGTGATAAAACCTGACGAAACACCTCGGTCCATCCATGAAGCCAGTTATTAACAAGCCTCTGTTGACGCATTTGAGTGATAGCTGGAGCAACTTTCTCGGTAGGACGACCAAAATACTTATCAACCTGAGCTTCGATCTCTGCAATAAGGTTAAACGCTACGCTTGGCTCACGCGCAGGTGGGGTCATAAAGCTAATCTCACCAGGACGTAGCACTGGGATCTGAACAGCAGGGCCAAGCTTTAGATTACCACCGCGAGTCTTAGGAACCTGAATAGGCGGCAACGTGCAAAGTGCAGTGTAGTCAAAGATGCTATCACGCTGAGCCTTAACCTCATTCTGCCAAGTATGACAAATCTCTGGAGCGCCACGGGACTCAGCAATCTTACGATGAATCATCTCTGTACGCCAAACAACGAAAGGATACAGACCATGCTCGTAGTCAATCAGCTCAAACTTACCCCACTTACCACCAACCTGAGGGCAAATAACGGTGCAATACACACCTGGAACGTTCTCTTCATTGACTGACTTCTGATAGCAATAAACAACTTCAATAAGGTTAGAACGGTCCAATAGAGCATTGTTGGTAAGCCCCATTGAATACGTGTAATCAGA